AGACAAATGTATCTAACGAGATGGCTGAATACTTCTTCAAGCATACATTAGCTAAAGCGCCGTCGCGTCAGAAGCTTGTGCATAAATCAAACGAGCGACAGCTTGAGAACTTGCTCGGTATCTGGGACAATGAACGTGCAAGTTTAGGTAATAACAAGTGGGCTCTGTACAATGCCATGACCTACTGGGCTTCACACACTTCAGAGTTAAGCAATCCAGAAGTTGCTCGACGCAATCGAGAAGATATGATTGCCAAAGCTATGACGCATAAAACATTCATTCAACAAGGAGAACTAGCATGAAACGTAAAAACAAAACTCAAATTACTGAGCGAGAACTTCTTACAATTCTAAAATTTCACAATGCCGCAAAGCAAATATTGAACAGTCTTTCCGAAGGGTTCACCTGTTCAATGGATGAAGCCTCAGATTTGCAAGGCTTACAGCATCAAGTCCAAGGTATTTTTGAGTTTGCTCCCAAGAAAAGTGATAACGGTCCCCAGTTTTGGAGTGACTACGTCTTGAAGTCAGATGAAGATGCGTACTTTACTGATTACAAATTAGAATTAATGGAAGAAGAGGAGAACTAATATGACTACACCACGGATGAGCCGAGGTCACTATGAATTTATTGCCGATAAGATTGGGCCGCTAGTAAGCTGGCCCTCTCACCTTCACTCCATTGCTGACGTACTTGCAGCTACTAACCCTAAGTTTGATAGGGATAAATTCCTAGTACGTGCAACGTCAGCATGGGAAGCTAATCATGAGTATGAAGAACTCAATGATGAGATTAAATTCTAAAGAGGTAACAACATGAACAAGATGAATAACATAAGAGACTATGATCGCTCCCCAGATACTATTAAAATCTGGGAGCTACATTTGTCTGGTCATTCTGCACCAAGAATTGAACGAGAGTTAGGTTTTAAATCTGGCAAAATTACTTCAGCTATACGCCGCGGTAGAGAATCAGGTGTAATACCTAAACCAGTAGTAAAGAATCCATTTAAGTTTGGAGTGTCTACATACGCACGTCTTGGTTCAGTGTCATCCATCATCGAGGGGCTAGATCAAGATCAACTCACTTGGTTGGCATCACAAGTACAGCAATGTGAATGTGAAACGGTAGCCGAGATGTTACTCGAGTACGTTAGAGATGCGTATGAAGAAGATATACTAAAGAAAAGTAAATCAAAACTGTGGGGCTGGACAAAAGGTTGACTAATTAATGTGATTGCTGCAACTATGCAGCATGAAATCATACTTACAATTACTAACCGACAGAGCAGAGGAGACAGAAGTGTCTCTTCTGAAAGCCTTTAAACAAGCTGATGTTCCTACCTCTACCTATTATCGCACGATTAATTTAAAGACGGAGTTAAGATACTTTACGGCAATCAAGGTGATGACCGCAATTGAAAAACTTTACGCACTTAAAGAAGCCCGTAATTATACCAGAGAACTACGAGAATCTGGTAGACGGATTGATACACGCAAGATCAGAGCAAGGTTTAAGCCAAGAGTCATTAGCTCATGACATTGGATGCACTGCTTCGCTTGTCCACAAATGGGAAACGCACAAGAGAATCCCATCTGGGTTCATGCTTGTGTGTTGGTTAGACGCTCTTGGGTACGAGATCGAAGTTAAAAAAAGGCAGAGCAAGATGTGACTCTTGCGAACTTACAGTCAGAGACTTCGTTGCAATCTTAAAGAATGGACATGAGAGAACCAGAAGTAAGCACTGGTATATCTGTATCAACTGTTACGAGAGAGACATATGGCAAACAAGAATAAGTCTAAAGGATACTATCACGAAAGAAAAATCGTGGAGTGGCTCACGAAAATCGGTATCAAAGCGAAACGCCAACCCCTCTCGGGAGCGTTGGGAGGAGAATATAGAGGTGACATCAAAGTCGAACTCATGGGACACGAACTGGTAGGAGAAATAAAATACAGAGACAAATCAAATTTCCATAGTCCTTTCAGTGTGTTAGAAGGAAGGGACTTAGCTATCTACAAACGCAGACACGGTGAGCCACAAACAATTGTAATATTAAAAGGCGAAGTGTTTGAACAACTAATGGAGAACAAAGATGACACAGAACAAACAAATACTGCATTACCTAAAGACAGGTAAATCAATCACACCCCTCGAAGCACTATACCAATTCGGATGCCTAAGATTATCTGCAAGAATCTTTGAGCTCAAAGGAAAAGGCTGGCCTATCACTTGTGATCGTCAAGATGTTGGGGATGGCAAGGTGGTTGGCTACTATACCTTGGTCAACAATAGAGATTTGTGGCCTATTGAATAATGTTGTGATAAAAAAAGGGACGCTCCGGTTGAGGAGAGAGCGTCCCTAGTTATCGTAATCAAATGGTGGAGAACCAACGTGATCACTTACGATCTTATAATAGACACTTCACTAATGCCAGTAAAAAATACTGCTGCAAAAGTAATTCTTATTGCATTATCTACTTATAGCAATGCTGAAGGAGAATGTTTTCCTTCTCAGCAAAGGCTATCTAAAGATACGCTCATACCTATTCGAACAGTAACTAGATGTATCCACTGGCTAGAGCTTCATGGATACATAAGAGTATTAAGAAAGCCAAACAAACCTAACCTTTATCAATTAACTTCTATGGAGGAAGACATGACTAACAAAAATGGTGACGCCAAATTGGCACCCGAAGTAGTAAGTAATATTACTAAGCTAGAGTTAGCTAATAATAATACATTATCTTCGCGTGCCAAAATGGCACATCCAAATCAAACGGCTGACTTCGAATCGTTCTGGCAATCTTATCCAAGACGCATCGGCAAGGGCTCTGCTCGTACTGCATTCACCAGAGCTATCAAGCTAGCGCCTGTCGATGAGATCATTGCCGCAGCTAAAGAGTATGCTGCTCACTGTGACGCTACAGGTGTTGAGAAGCAATTCATACCTCATGCCTCTACTTGGCTTAACGGTGAGCGCTGGGATGATGACCTCGAACTTGAGGTAAAAGAATCAATCAAGACTATGGGCTGGCTCAATGAATTATGATGAACGCATTTCATTCTTAAAAGAATGGTTCAAGTCTGACATTGCTAGACGCTTCAACATGCCGAGAGACCTCGAGCCCACAGTTGTAGCTATGGACATCATCGAAGCAATCAATCGCAACATACCAAGTCGCATATCCAAAGAGCGAATGAGTTCCCTCGTCGCCCCCATAGCGAAAGAGGTAACTCAATCTGCGAAGACACGCACTGTACCATCAGTCAAAGAGTTTATGGATGCTATGTCAAAGGTATCTAAGAGCCACGCAGAGCCTCGTACAGACACAAGTGATACCTTGCCTGACTCGTACCAGCTAAACGCTGATCGCATTCGTTCTGGAGGCGCTGTCGCTGAGATGTATTTGCGCGGTAAGCACCGCAAAAAATTAATTGAGGAGCATAACATAACAGAAGAAGACCTACACCCATACGATGAGTGGGTTGCAAACACTGCACATACGCAGTAAACTAATCACATAAGGAGAACCAAATGAAACGTACAGGATTTATCGGAGGGTCAGATTGTGTCCGCATTATGCAGGGACACTGGCTAGAGCTATGGCAAGTTAAGACAGGTCGCGCAGAGAGCGACGATCTTAGTCGTAACATTGCTGTTCAGATGGGTATACACACTGAAGACTTTAATCTTAATTGGTTTGAGACTGAGCATGATACAGTGTTATCGAGTCATCAACTTGAGTTTGAAAAAGTCTTAGGTAATGTGCCAGCAAAAGGTACAGTCGATGCTATGTTCGGTGGCAATATTGTTGAGGCCAAGCACACCAATGCCATGAACAATATGGACAATGTGATTGAGTATTACATGCCACAGATACAAACGTATGCTCGTCTAGCTGACGCAGATGGTATCTGGATGTCAGTCATATTCGGCAACAACAAGTGGGAGTCTGCCTATGTCGCACGAAATCAAGATTACTTTGAATCAATGTGGGCAGTGGTCTCAGACTTCTGGCGTCACGTCGAAGAAGATCGTGAGCCTATCGGAGTTGACACACCATCGATCAACATCGACAAGATCGAGATCGATCACATGGTCAAGCGCGATGCCAGCACAGACAATGCCTTCATCGATTCAGCGCATACCTATCTTGAATATGAGCAACAAGCCAAGATGTTTGAGAGTTCTAAGAAAGACTTGAAGGCAATGGTTGGTCGCGATGAGCGTGAGGTATACTGCGATCTATTAACAATCAAACGTGACAAGCGTGGATCACTACGCATCACAACAAGGAGAACATAATGACCAATAACTTTGGCAAAGCAAAAATATCTAAGGGCGTCAATTTATGGGCTGGTAAGTGGAAAGTAATTAATAAGCTTGATGATGAATACCTTATACTTGAAGGTCGTGATTTCAAGCTTGATGAGATCGATGAAGTAAAACTATCCCGCGAGGGTTTATCTAAAATTCTTAGGAGAACATAATGAGTAACATGGACATATGGAATGAGCTCTGCGAATCAGACCCAAAGTATCTAAAGAAGATTAGCTTTGGTTCACGCAGCTTCACGGCTATCGACCCACAGTATCAAGTCATGAAGATGACTGAACAGTTCGGACCTGTTGGTATTGGCTGGGGCTGGGAAAATACCACCGAGGTTGTCAACGTAAGCAACGGAGATAGCGCAGTGCTAGCACACGTTACTGTATGGCACAGCTCACGCGAAAATAAATTCGGCCCCTTCACTGGATGCCGTAAGTTCTTTGATGGGACCAAAGTCAGATTGGCAGAGGACGCACCGAAGATGGCTATCACTGATGGCCTGACTAAAGCACTGTCACATATTGGTTGTGATGCTGATGTCTTCCTTGGAAAGATGGATGGCAACAAGTATGACAGTGGTGATAAGAAACCCAATGGGTGGTAACAATAACTTAAAAGGAGCCAGAAGCATGGCAGAAGAATACGACAACACAGACAAGGGCGCAGCCTTTGCACCATTTCCAACACAGGCATTGATACTTCAAGGCAAGCTTAATGATCGAGGCAATGACCGCAAGGTAACTCTAGTTAAAGATCAGACACGCGACGGCAGTACGATCATCGAGGTTTATGAAAAGGTAGGGGTTCTGTTCGAGAACGACAAGAAGGGCAACGACGCAGCGCCAGATTATACTGGCCCCTTCAATGAAACACGGAGGCTTGCAGCTTGGCGCAAGATGAAAGATGATAAACCATACATGACGTTCAATGTCTCAGACAAACAGCAAAACCGACAGACAGCGAATGAGATTAACCTTGAGCCTCTTGAGGATGATAAGATTCCATTCTAATCATCTGACAGGGTTCGCCTGTAACTGGCGGGGCTTCGGTCCCGCCCTTTTTTTAGGTGAAACATAACTATGTCTAGGTTACAAAATTAATTTATTTCACGAAAGTTTTGAAGAAGCATGAACGATACAGGCAACAAAGCACTCAAGATGCTGAACAAAAAATTAACTGTTCTCAAAGAAGATGCAGTCAGCAGAAGCAGAGCTAATCTTAAACAATACATAGAGGAGTGCATCGCGCTTCTTGAGGTAGCGGAGAGAAACAAATGAAAAATGAAATTATGGATAGATTAAAGGCGCATATAAACTCACCTGACATCTATGAACCTCCAACATTTAAACAGCTATTAAAGTTAATCGAAGAATTTGAGTCCGATTTAAAAAAGATCGGTTGCAAAAATGATTGATATTGAAATGGCAAAGGCTCATCTAAATGCAATGCGATCAGACATGAGTGCAGCACACTTAGATTATTACGTCGAACATTTAGATTATGTTCTGGCAATGTTAAACTTAACAAAGGAGACAGCGAAGTGAACAGAGATGCAACCATCCGCACAGCGCAATCAATCATCAGCAATCACAGGCAAGAGCTATACGGCAAGCCAGAAGATAACTTCAAGAACATAGCCCAGCGATGGACTCAACTCTTAGGCGTTGAGATTAAACCGTGGCACGTTGGCGTAATGATGGCAGACGTAAAGCTAGCTAGACTATGCAATGGCGCACACTCAGATAGCTTTGTGGACGGCATCGGATACCTAGCTTTAGCTTCAGAACTATCCAGTGATTAACTCAAAGTGAGGGCCATCGATGAAGGGTCTACGGCCTTGCGATCTGCGAAGATCAACGTAAGAGTTCATAGCCTCTTCCATCGTACCATCCCAGTTACGCATGTCACCGATTGACCAAGCAGCGCCCCACTTAACAGCAACGCCAACCATGTCAGCGCCTTCCTTCATAGCGTCAGCTAGATCATCGTACAGGTTTAGCTCCCATGAGCCTCGACCATTTATGTAAGCCATCAGATCAACAGCATGACCTGTCAAATGCTTTGACCTCATTGTTTGGCTTGCACCTTTAGCTACTAATTCCTTTTGCTGCTCGAGTGTACGCATGCCTTGAATAACACCAAAGTCTGTTTTCGTTGCAGTGATTGCATGATTAACAACAGCAACCAAACGCTCGTCTACACCCTCAAGCCGATCAAGGCTACGACGTGATAATTTGAAACTCATTTCTTAAATCCTTTCATTGTCCGTATCCCAAACGATGCAGCTATGCTGGCATACATTGCCCAAGAAAACCATGATGGTGCAGCCTCAAGATTCTTAAAGCCCTGCTCCATGTAAGGTTGCATCCAAGGAATGAAGCTACCAATAACAATAGCTATAAAACAAATTGTCCAAGCTTCGTCTTTCCAGCTATCGGAACTAGCCTCGATAGCAGCTTGCTCCCAACTAATCTCGCCAGTAGCAATCTTCATCTTAGTTTCTGCTTCAGCTTTCTTCACAGCAGTCTTGCCGTCAATATAACTAGCAGCAAGATTACCAACCGATCCAAGTATTTGACCAATCATTTACTTTCCTTTCCCATCCATATGCCGAATGATCCTGTCATAGCGCCAGTTACAACAGAGATAAGACCAGCTTGAGACACAGATAAATCAGGCTGAGATATTGCCCACTCTAAACATCGAATGTACATGATCGTCATAATCATCATCATAAGACGCGGTAAAACTTTCCATTCATCTAGCTTTGTTGCCATTTAATTACCTCTCATTTGCAGTTACTAAGAAACAAACTAATGATTGATTATTATTAGTTACAATTACTGAAGCTTTATCTTTTGCACTCATGCAAGATAGTTCTGTTTCGTATTGACCTATTTCAAAATAGCTCAATTGACTATTTACAAATTGGAACCACAGCAAAAACCACATTAGTAATTTCCGTTTCGTTCATTATAAAGATACATAACGAATATCAGAGACGCGATACCGCCAAGCAGTAACAACCCGATAATGATTCCGTTGAGGCAATTATCTATGAGCTCTTGCTTTTTATACACAAGGTCTTTCTGTATTTTTCTTTGTTCAGCTTCCATCCTTAGAATCTCTTCCCAAGCAGAAGGGCCATATGTCCAAGAGATATGGTTCTTTAATTCTTCCCTCATCTCCTTCGCTTTTTGTTTATGAGCCCATAACTCAATAGCGTCGGTCTGAGTGTTTGAAAACATTTTGTAAGCAGGAGGCTTGAGCGCTCTCTGCTCCATGTAATCCAGATCACTAATAGCTTTAGACCACTGCCCTACTGTGCCAGCCATGCCGCTAATATCGCGGCCTACGTCAATAGCTTTCTTGATTCCTTGATAGGCCGCTGTTGCCGCAGCTATTGCGCTAACAGGGTCCATTTTATTAACCCATCTTAGTTAGCACAGCCACTAAGAGGGCAATGATAGAACCTGTAGCAGCCAACATGATTGACTCCATACGTTTGACGCGACCAAACAAATCCTTAAACTGGATTTTTACTTCAGTCTTTATGGCAATGACTTCCTTTTCTAAGCCATCAATCCTTTCATGCGCGGACGCTACAGTTCTTTTATCCATTATTCAGTATTCCTAGTTTACGA